AAGCGTGTTGTATTGGAGGCATACCAAGGGAAACGCCATTTGGCTGCTCAGCGTGAACCACGCATTGATTGGAATATAGAGCTTGCGCCCTCGAATGGACGGTTCGGCGCCGCGCTGGTCTGGAGTGTAGTATGCGTTCGGATACTGATTCACGCGCGCACCGCAGCAGCCAGGATTATTCAGTTCCGGCACATTGCCGGTCATTTCATCATACAGTTGCTGCTTGGCGGTGGGGTAGTCTCGCTGAATCATGGAGAGAAGATAGCTACCCGAAAATTTTTGCAGGATTTGTCCACCAACCGAAATGGTTACATCCTTTATCATTTGCGTTCCTAAATCCTTGATCCATTTGAATTCGTATGGCGCCCACATGTCCTTTTCAGATGCGGGTGGCACAACCGGACTCCAAATGGTGGGCAGTGTCACGCATATGTAGGTGTCCATGAGCAGTTCCGCATAACGCGGCACATAGAATGTGAATTTAGACTCTTCAGTCATTCGAAGTTTTCGCTGACCATCGAAATCGATTCTGAATTTTTGAAGGCCAAAGTTTGTATACTTTTTGAAGGTGGTTTTGAAAAATGATTTTTTAGGGTTTCCGTTTAATATCGTGTTTTGATTTCCATATGCTATGAGGTTTAGTAGACCGCCCGGCATTGTCACTCCTAAAAAATTCAAATCAACCTACTATCTATTATTATGTGATATACTATATATATTGTTATGTTATAATGCTATTATAAATTATATTTATATAATAGTCATTAACAAAGAATATAAACCGCGAATCAAAAGATAAAAATAAATAAAATAAAATATTAAAACATAATAGTATTACACATAATTTGTATATTTTGTTACAGAATCAAATCTATCTATACGAATATCGAATATAATATAATAATATGGGAACAACAGGAGCAGGAGCAGGAGCAGGAGCAGCAGCAGCAGTAGCTGCAGCAGCAGCATCCGCAAAAAACGCAGCTACAGCTGTTTCATCTGGCGCAAGTGTAGCTGCAACGGTCGGTGCAATGTCGCCAACGACTGCGCATTTTGCGGGCGGAATAATGTTTCTGTTTTTATTTGTATGCATTATAGCGATTGTTGTTTTTAAGACGAACCTGAAGACTTCGAATGATGATTATATGATGGCACTCTACCCGGATATGGGGCGGGTGCAATCCATTAACGATTTTGATGAAACGTATTCCTACCTTGTGCGTGATTATTACATTAAAACTGCTTTTAATTGCTGCTCGTCCGGTGATTACAGTGGTGACTACGTCTCAACTACCGCGCTCAAGCAAGTGATACGTCAGGGCGCGCGATGTCTCGACTTTGAGATTTATTCTTTGAGCGGCGTTCCCGTTATTTCGTCGTCGTCGCAATCGGAATACACAATGAAGGAAACATACAACTACGTTACGCTGTCCGACGCGTTCGACATCATTTCGTCTGACGCATTTTCAGGTCAACCTAAAGTCCCAAACCCGTCCGACCCACTGTTTTTGTGCTTGCGCATAAAGAGTAACAACATTCTGGTATTCAACGAAATTGCGAGATTAATACAAACCAAGCTGGCATCTCGCCTTCTGGATTCCAGATACGGTTATTGTTTTCACGGCGACAATTTGGGTAAAATTAAGTTGAGTTCATTCATGAACAAGATTATCATAATTATAGACGAAACGCCGGGAACTGAATCGGTGCCGAACGAAGTGTATCGAAAAACATCATTGTATGAGTACGCAAATATTGCGGTTCGCGGTCCCACGTCCAAAAAAACGTTTGCGCAAGTGCAAGCACCAACACCGTCGCTGGAAGCCATGGTGGAAAACAATAAAAAGAATTTATTGTATGTGGTTCCAGAACGGTCATCCAAGCCCGAAAACGTATACGCGCCAACTGCCGCCATTGCGTCGGGTTGCCAGTTTATCGGAATGTCGTTTCAAAGTGACGATGCGCCAATTAAAGCGTATAACAAAATGTTTGACGAAGTTGGGAGTGCCTTCAAATTGAAACCGCCTGAGCTGAGATATATTCCTCTCACGCTCGATGCACCAACACCGGTTGATCCTACACGAACGAATTCGTCTGGAATGGTCGCCAACACCCCATTTGGGCAGCAAAGCGCATAACCCCAAACGAACCGAATTAAAAAAATATATATTTTACATATATAAGGTATATTTTTTAGCATAGAAGGAAAAAAAGAGAAATAAACAAGGACACAATAAAACACAAAAAAAATAAGAATGACAACAGCTGCAAAATTAAAAAAAATAGAAGATAAGGAACTTGAAATCGTCAAGGCTGCGGTTGAAAACATAGAAAACCGAAAGGGTCGTAAAATGGTGCAGGCCCCAGAGGTCCAAGCCATTATAAATACGGTAGAAAAATTCATTATTTCAAAACGTCTCGTATGCTACGGTGGAACCGCGATCAACAATATAATGCCGGAACAATATCGGTTTTACAATACTGATATCGAACTTCCGGATTACGATTTCTACTCGCCAAACGCAATTGAGGATGCCAAAACGCTCGCAGACATCTTTTTCAAAATGGGATACAATGAAGTCGAAGCCAAGGCCGGTGCGCATCCGGGAACGTTTAAAGTGTTTGTGAATTTCATGGCAATTGCGGATATAACAAATATGGAAAGAACATTGTTTAAAACGTTGCAGTCGCGCTCTTTTATAAAGGGCGGTATTCATTATGCACCCACCGATTTTTTGAGAATGGCGATGTATTTGGAACTTTCGCGTCCAGAAGGTGACGTTTCGCGCTGGGAAAAGGTATTAAAAAGGCTTACGCTTCTCAACAAGGCATACCCGATGAAATTGCGCAAATGCAACAATATTGAATTGCAACGCCCGTTTGGGTTGGTGGCCGACAGTAAACGTAGCAAAACGAAACACGACAAGAAGGCTGTACGCGATTCCAAAACAGTTCAGGACCGGGTCTATGATATAACGCAGCGAGTGCTGTTGAACAGTGATGTCGTGTTTATTGGTGGGTTTGCGGATATTCTTTATACAAAGTACTTGCCAAAGAAGGAGCAGCACAAACTTACGCGCAACCCCGAATTTGACGTGTTGTCCAATTCACCAAAAGACCTTGCCGACTTGATAAAAATTACACTCAGCACTAACGGGATTGAAGGCGTGCATGTTGAAAAGATGCCCGGAATTGGTGAAATTGTCTCCGACCATTACAAAGTATCGGTTGGAGATGACATAGTTGTCTTGATTTATAAACCCACCGCGTGCCATAGTTACAATACAGTCAAGCTGAACGGACAACCGATAAAAGTTGCAAGTGTGGATACCATGCTCATGCTTTACCTGGCGTTTTCGTATGCTGACCGCGATTATTACAACCGCGATCGAATCATGTGCCTTGCGAGCTTGTTGTTTTACATACAGAACGAGAACCGAACCGTCCAAACCGGATTGTTGAAACGGTTTGGACGGTCGTGTTACGGGACACAAGAAACGCTGGAATCGCTGCGAAAAGAAAAGGCCGTAAAATTTGAAGAACTCAAGGATGATAAAACAAGTGACGAATACCAGAAACTGTTTTTGCGATACATACCGCTCATGCTGCGAAGCACTAAAACGCGTGCTGCGCGAAAATATAAGAAGTCCAAGTCGAAGAACGCGTCAAAGAACAGGCATAGCAGCACGCGTAAAATAAGAAGCAACCGTAGGAGCAAAAGTGAAACTCGCAAAAGCAAAAGCGAAACTGTGGAATCTGTTCACACATGACCATGACATGCATAACATACATCAAGCATGACCACGGACGGACGGACGGACGGTATGATAGTTTAGCTAAAACTGGTAGCGGATATAATTTTTGTTAATATGTAGTATGCGGTCGCATATCCGACACTTGTAGCAACGAGCCCGGTGAGATTCATGTTGCCGTCTTTGTTAAAAAGCGACGGCAAAAACTGCATAATTCCTACGCGAAGTGCCGGCATCTGGAAAATAAAATACATTACACCCATTAAAATTGGCATTTGGAATTCAGTATAAAGCGTTTCCAGAGTATCGGTGCGATTTTGGTTTCTCCGATTATTGCGCTGCACGTCGTCTGTGCTCTCGTATCGTTTGATATAATCCTCTGATTCGGCGGCAGACCCGCTGTTTCCACCGACATTGTCGGGATGACGGGGCACATAATTTGGTTTTATTTGTTCGTCGTGCTGCATTGCCAAACTGTCTCTTGGAATGTCCCTGGCGGGAAGCCCAGTCATTCCTGCTCCACTCGCGCGCTGCACTCCACTAACAAGTTCTTGCAACGTGCGCTGGTCCATAGCTGCCTGCTGCTGCTGCTGCTGCTGCTGCGGTGAAGGACCCGATGGCATGTTCATCATGTTGGGGTCATATTGCTGAATGACAATGTTATTTCCGACAGGTTGTCCAATCGACGACGCTGACGAATTATTATGCACAGGAAGTTCGTCTAATCTTGTGGTATCCATGTTTATTTTTTTATGTTTAATTATGGATGAATAAAATGTTTATGGAAAGGTGCTTATGTTTATATATATAGTTGCTAGAAACAAGTATGTATATAAAATACGCATTTGAATTGTCGAGTTATTTTGTATTTACGCCATTTCAATTGTGTGTTTACTTGCATCGCATTTGGTTGCGTGTGGTGTATATTTCAAACACTTGCCCTGGTTATCGTATCGGTATGAAAATTTCTCGATATCCGCAGAAGACGGCGCCTCAAATTTTATGCATTTGCGGTCGCGGCAAGCCTTTCTAAATAACGATGCGAGACCGAGTCCTAAAATGACAGATATAATATATCCACCCGTTTTAGTGTGAAGAAGCTGTTTCAATCCCATTTCAGTGGAATAGGAATAAATGATTCGTATAATAGATATAATATATGTAACATAATATTAAATTGTAGTTGTTAACAGTTATTAATTTTTAATGAATAATGAAATAAGGTTATTAAAGTATCTCAAATTCATTGCCGTCATTACTATCGGTATTATATTCTGAACCTGGTGTAGTTACATGTTCCTGATTTTGTGTCATGACTTTAGTTTTGAATTGTTTCCATGAAACGTCTTTTACCTTTTCCGCACGTGATTGCATTTTCTTGGCAGCGGCACTATTTGCTGCTGCATCATCCAAATGCTCTGACTTGCGCAGTGCGCTATCAACATAAATTTGTTTCAACAGTTTCCCTACCTCGAATGAACCCTCATGTTGGTCAATACGACCATCTTCAATAAGTTTTAAAACATTTACCAATTTCGTCAGAATTGCCAAATCAATCTCATCTTTTTTTATCTTGTTGAAAATGTCGGTATAGTTATTGAATAGAAAAGAACAGCGCGATACGCAAATCGCATCGAATTGTGCGGTATTTGATTTAGCGAGACGGGAGTATTCGTGTTTCAATTTAAGCATAAGTGCAACATCCGAACGAATAAGCTCGCTGTGTTTCAGTTTACGAATGGTGCTTGTATTGTCTTCTGCATTGTTTGCAGCAATCATCTTTCGAAGATTAAGTCTCTCTTCCTCGTTCATTTGTATAGTATAGTGTATAGGGTGCAGGTAGGGGTGAGTGTAGGTTTGATTTATAATTAGTTACCTTTTATATAATAGTATTATTAGTATTTTATATTATAATAATTATTATTATTTATTATTGTATTTTATAATTGTATAATTTTATAATAATTTTATAATTTTATAATAATAATATTTGCATATTTTAAAAACGTTTTTAAAATAAAAAATAAAAAGTAAGTAAAAGAATGTCAAATATTGACAGAGTATTTCGAACTGCAACTCCTGCACCGCCTCCAACGGCCAAGGATATTAAACCAGAACCATTAAAGTTTAATGCCGAACAAGCATCCCCTTCTGCAGCAATTAATTCTGTGCAAGCTGACGCCGCAAAGGGTAATATGCTGGCCAATATGCACGGCGGATGGGTTCCCGATAAGCGTGGAATTGTGCACGTTGTTACCAAAGCCAGAACCAATCGAAGCGCGAAACCAGGTTCCAGAACAAACAGAACAAACAAGTCCAGAACAATTCGGCGCGGAGGTAAAAGCAGGTGCCGCAGCAGTCTGCGACGCAGATTCCGAAAGCAAGGAAGTTCGTTTAAGCGCCGTGTAAGTCGTCGTATTCGGTTGCGATTTTTACAGCGTCATATAAAAAAGCGCAGCGCTGCGTCCATAAAGCGGTCAAATGCGCTGATGATGGGTGGGAATGGGAATGCAGATACTGCAACCGATATGGGAGGAGGTGACCCGGTTCCTCAGCATGGCGCATCGTGCGCGCCAAACGCTCCAAATTGTGCCGGTAATGCGGCAGCTTCATTATTGACCGCCAACCGCCAAGCAACCATGAATGCTCACGGTGATTGAGTGCATGAGTGCATGCATGCATGCATGCATGCATTTATACACTTATACACGTAACGCTTAACATTTCCAGCGGCTACCGCATTTAATGCATGTAACGAAGGTCGTCATCGGTTCGTCGGCGGAGCGCGTCTGCATCTGGTAGTAAGTGCACTCGCGCGAGCGACATTTGTGACATTGGAAGTTGTCCGTGGATGCCTCCACCTTGATTTCGTATTTGTTCTTGTCGCGAATGCGTTTCTCCTCAATGAGTTGTGCCCACTTTTCGGGACGCAATTCCTGGTGTGTCATGAATGGCATATCCTGGGCTTTTATGGTCTGTGTCCTCACCGCTGCGAGCAATTTCGGGCTCTTCAGGTTGATGAACACACTTCTTGCGTGGTCAAGGTAGACTTGGACGAAGAACGGGTTGCTCCATTTCTTAACAATGTTCTCGCTCGTCGCTTTTCGGATAATGAAATTGTAAATACCTCGTTCCAAATTGGTGGCAAGTGCAGTGGCGGTTTCGATACTGGGCTCGGGGATTTCTGCAATAATGTCGCGAAACGTGTCGCGTAGATTTTCTCTGAACTGGGTTGGATTCTCAATTGTGCGCATTGTATTTAGCTTTTTGGCTTTAATAGTTATAAAATAGATTTTCACTTCTAAATCAATTTTATAAATTATTATTTTTGCAGGGAGAGGATATAAGAGAGTGATGTGATTGTGATATGACAAATGCCTGAATGTCCGAGTATGAAACTACATTTTCTTCGGTAGCTCCGGCTTCCCTCCTGGAACCTTTTTCTTGCCCATATTCTTAACACTTTCGGACAGCTTTAGTATATCCTGGTCCACCTTTTGAATTGTAGCGGTGCTGTCTTCCTGTTTTTTATTCAATTTATTGAACGAATCGAGTGTGGCCTGGATAGTCTCGTATGAATCGCACCCGTCGCCACACGCACTCAACTTTGATGCATTTTTGGAAGCGGACGGCTGGGCCGAGGTTTCAATTGGTGTAGGAACTGCATCGTTCGATGATTTTGCTGTTTTGGCCATTGTGGACGGAGCGGGTGATAGCCCTTCTTTGCCGACCTTGTTGCTGCTGCTGTTGCCGCTACTACCATTCACGTATTCAAGTCCTTTCATGAAAAAAATGATAACAAATATGAGTAGGAATCCATAAATGATCCATTTGGGTTGAATTATCATCATCGCCCAATCGTCGTAAAACACTATATATTAATTATACTTATACTTATACTAATCTTATAGTAATCTTATATTTTTATTTTAAGATTCAAAATTATTCATCCTTTTGGTTGCTCTGCATGTCATTTATGGATTGGTTCATGTCCGCAATTGACTTCGCGTGAGCTATCCCAGTATTCGTGTTTTCTATGATACTCGCTTCCAACGTTTGCACTTTTTTCATGGCATCTGATAACTTTGCCTGTAATTCTTTCACTGAAGTGCAGTCTTCTGGACATTTCACTGAATCATTTTTAGGTTTAGAATTCGAATCTTTCGAACCATCATTTGCAAGTCCTTCCAATGTAACTCCGTCCTTACTCTTACTACTCTTACTATCATTAAAATCATTAAATAACCAATACACAACGAGAAATAGCAATATGGCAAGCACGATGTAAATCACGTATGCGTGGAGTTTATTTACCGCATTGCTGAAACTGAATAATACCATCATTATTCAAATTCAAATATAAATTTATTAAAATATATTATATTATACTAACAACATTATATTAAAAATTAAAAGTATTAAACCAATATTTTAAACCACATTTTATTATTTTATTTTAGCAACAAAGATTACAAATAAAAATAATACAAAATAAAATAAATGTCACGTCCCGTAAATATAAATGTGTCAAACACGTTGGTAACAACGCAGGTCGCACAAACGCAATCCAAAATGGGGACAATATACAGTTACTACCCGTCACACACCGCACCTCATGCCGACAACCACTTTGTCGCGCATCCAGAGGAGTATAAAGCGTCATCATTCGGTAAACCCACCCCGTTAAAACACTGGCGCAGGCAGCTCATTCGACTTACCACGCCTCAAACGGGCGCGAGAGGCAGCACTCGCGGTAAACTCACACTGAATATCGTCGATGCACCTGGAGCGCTTCCCATGTCTACTTCTGGTTCGTGCGCGTGCGATTTGGGCGTTGGCGCAAAAGTAAATAACGCATATGCCGTGACCGACGATGCAGTGACACGAGCGCCTGGTGAGGGTAGCGATACCGCCAAAATTTACAATAACGGATTTGTGGACTGCGGCGACCATCGCATTTACACCGGGGTGTATAACACGCGCACGGTTGGTCCGTGCCCGCAAAAGCGCCCCGTTCGCACGGGCTCAACCCTGTTGAGCAAAGCCTATTTTTCAGACACGCGCGCATTCATGCAATCGCGCGGGCGAACCTACCTGCAAAACACAACCTCCGAAATTACAAACTGCGTTCACCCCGAATTTTTGGAAACGGCGGGACCGCAGTGTGTTGTAAAGGCCGTGTATAAACCCAACAATGCC